GTCGCTGGGTCGTGCCTAAACAAGGCACTCCTCCGGGGAGTGTCTCGTTATGGCCCCTGTTCCCTTTTCCTCAAGGGCGATCGCCGGGCGGCCGTAGAGGCAGTCTTGTCCCACTCTCGCGAGGGGGACCAGATTGTCTCCACGGACTTAAGCGCGGCGACGGACCGGATACCCGCTGACTTGGTTGAAGCCATAGTCATGGGTATCCTCGACGGTTGGGATGGGCTACCACCTCTTTGGGCGGAGGCCCTGTTGGCCCTGACGGGGCCACAGGTCCTCCGCTACCCTTGGCGCCAGGAGGTGACGTCCTCCTGCGGTATCCTCATGGGATTGGGCCCAACCTGGCCCATTCTATCCATCATGCATGCATGGTGGGCAGAAACCGCGTGGCGCACAACGGGTATGGACCCCAGGGTGCGGATTCGGTCACACGCCATAGGCGGTGATGACCTGTTCGCACGCTGGCCCCCTGCTGTCGTCGCCGCTTACCGGGCGATCGTTTCTGCCTGCAATGGGAAACGGTCGGCCGGCAAGGATTACTTGTCAGACGAAGCAGGGAACTTCACGGAGATGACGATCTTCGTGAAAGGGTCCACCTGGAGGTGGTCGAGGGCGATCCCCACCAAGGGGCTCGTGGGTTGTAGCGTCGACGAAGTCGGCGCTTCCTACGAGTCCCTTGGCTCCGAACCAGGGCGTCAGCTCCGGGGGCGGCGAGTAATCGCTGCCCTCCGGCCTGACGCCTGGGCACGCTGCCGCGACGTGGGAGTCGCGCCAGCGTTTCCCAGGTCCCTGGGCGGCGCGGGTCTCCCCCCCAGGCGAGGCGGGCTTCAGAAGGGTGACATACCGTTGAAGCTCCGCCTGGCCCTAGGCCGCTTCCTGTACGGAAGCGGAACGGATACGGTCCCTCTCGGTCCACCATCGTGGGCTGAGGCGGGGGACCCATCCGTGTGGGAGGCTCGCAACGCTTCGGAGGGGCGATTGGAGGGAGCCCTGGACCTGGGCCTTTTGAGGTACTCAAAAGGCCCCGATTCAGGGCTCCCCCGCAAGCTGGTCATCGATCACCTAAGTGAACAGATGGCCTACTTTGCTCGGGCGCGGGTGTTTTCGGACACCCCGTTCCCGCCAATCGCCACGGAGATCGTATCTGT